CCCCTCTAAAAAACACCTTTTTTTCCTTCGGGAAAGAAAGAAAGGAGCCTCTTCACACCGTCATAAAAGACGGCGCCACCCACGTTTGATTTGAGTGCTATGTGGGAGCACTACTTTCGACGGGTCACGTTCACTAGGCATCGTTAGATCCCTCAGCAAACGTGGCCAGCCATCCAGCTCAGAGCCAATCTCTTTGTTTTTCAAAAAGATGGCACGTATCTGGACGCACTGCGTGTCGGCCGATCGTCGCACTGTGAAGCCTAATTTGAGATTTTCAAACAAAGCTCTCCACCGCGATGTCGTCCAGCGACATGGATAGGACGATTCTGGAACGCCATATGGTATAATACCGTAGGTCGATTCCAAAATCTCCCAAACATATCTGGAAGTGCACTCGTACCCTTTAGATGCGAAAGAATTCGCATAGGAGACGTACGAGGCATAAGCCGACCCGTCGGAAGGTTTCCCTGTCCAGAGAGTGCGAACTTTCACGGGGGTGACATCGACGCCTTTATAAGCGTCCATGCCACAACTCTCGCGAAAGTAGCCATCTCTGAAACTCTTGGTCATGTTCACACGAAGGTGACATGATTCAAGAGCCCTCATCACAGGTAACATGTAGCAAGAGGCGACTATTATGTCATCTCCATATACATATACTTGTGACGCTGCGCGCCGTAAGGAAATGCCGCTCTCTCTCGAGATTGCGGCCACTGCTAGTGCCCAAAAGCACATAGCTTCGACAGGAAAGCATAAAGCTGATCCCATCGGAGCAAACTTATTGAGCGGCAGAATTCTGCCGTCAGGAAGTTTTGTTGCAGTGGTGCGTGCCGCGTTAAGGTGAGCGAAGAGGACCTTTGGAAAAAGGCTCTCGACCAGCTTTAACGACACGCGGTCCGAGGCATCTTTCAGATCGATTGTACAGTATTTTTGATCCTGGCTAGAAGCCAGGGCCAACGTCCTGTTTATCGTCTGATCAGTAAAGTTGACGTGGCCCATTGTAAGATAATTCTTTTCAATGTGCTTCATCATCTTCCTGCCTATCCCTTGTTGAATCCACTGGTATTCCAGCGGCTCACATGAGATAAGGCGAGGACCTCGGGAGTCTTTCGGGACGAGAACTACCTTAGCCACTCCAGAGTCTTCTCTGGAGAGGGAACGGTACCACTCGAGTCGATCGACAAGCTCATTTCCCCTCCCAGCTACGAAGTAATCGTAGTAGGGATACTTCTGGTGTAGACGGTTGTAAAGTCGAGAAAATCTCCACTTAGCATCCATCCTTTCACCAGTAGCAACAGCACCTGGTCCGTGTCGCGGAGTGATGTCTTTCGGATCGAAATCCGAGAAAACTTCTTCCACGATCAGAGCCGCGTCGGCGATTAAATCGTCGTCGAAACTCTGATGTAAGAGACTAGTATCCGTCTCCTCGAAGGACGCCAAAACGGCGTGTTCTTCAGTAGGAGAAAATGGAAACTCGACTCTATACGCAAGGAAAAGGACTTGACGAATATCCCTACAAAGGGATGGTTCAAAGTCCACCAGGCGACCGGCACCATCGAAGCATCTACTAAGCATACCTTGCAAAAATGCAGGGATTGCTTGGTTCTCGTGTGAACGTTGAAATTCACGCGGAACATTGAGTAGTGTAGTCTCAAGAGCGCTTTCGAATGCTTTCCCCAGTTTGGGGAGAGTCTTCGTAACGAACGAGACTCCTTCGGACGAAATTCTGGCATCTAATGTCAGAAGATCTCGTGCAAAGGACTTCGAGAGTGCAGGATACTTCAGCGTAAGGTCAAGGAACACGTTCGAGAAAAGGCTGAGCAAAAGCTCACTCTGGCTTTTCGGGGTAACCATTTCGGAATACCTCTCCGAGTCAGAAACGTGCCTCTCCCACGCTCCATCACGAGTGAATCTCTAAGATTCACCACGGAGGATGGCAGCGGTGTTCGACGTGAGAAGGTTGTGAACATAAGTGACTAAGTCACCGATATTCCCAACATAATCACGAGGAACAATGAGCGACAGATTAACTGTCGCCGTCACAGGTTGACTGGCACCATCTAAGACGGTGTCAGAAATCGACACGAGGTGTCGATCAATCTGCGGGCCCTTTGTCTTCAAATTAGCCATCGTATGCTTAATTGTAAGCGTACGAGGGGTCTTAAGAGGACGAGAGGGGTCATTGCGAACGACGCCATTTGCATCACGAACGACTTCGTCGAACGTGAGCGATGATTCGCCGTTGGCAACTATGACATTACCTGGGAGTGACATGGAGCTGAATCCTTTTCTGCCTTGCAACCTAGTTGCAAAGGACTTTATCCGCGGCCGGCGGATTCGGGTTGCTAAAGATTTGGGATACGCTGTCTCAGCATAGCCCCAAGTAGCAACTCTTGAAGGGGAGAGATGTCCGACGAGAACCGACCTGCCATTGGCAGGCCTTTCGTCCTACGATACGTCGAAGTGACGATTGTTGAGCCCGTGTTATGCGGGGGCAACAAGTCCACATTCTCGAAGCCGTCTCTGTATTGATACAGCTCGGAAAGCACAGCTATTCTAGTTGTGCAATGCGAGTCAACGATTTCGATGGTCCCATCAAATGGGCGTCCACCGACTGCGTTGAAGAAGTCTTTGAGATTGACGAACCAATCCAATATAAAGCTATAGGGAACGTGTTCCCAAATAGTTTTAATAGGATTGAGTAAGCCAAATGCGGCAGCGTAGGCGTCCACCACGTTCGTAAGGTTGTCGAGCCCAGAAAGTTTGAGCTCTGCAGTTGCGTACAAATTGTACGTGCAACTAACAACATACGGACGCCATTCTAAGAACAGCCCGGGGCGAGATGATTCGACTACACGGTATGGTGCCGGGTAATCTTTCTCATCAAGCATGAAGTTCCCTTGTCGAGAGGACTTCACACGTTTACCATTATTACGTCGCAGGAAATCAATCCTGTCACGTGTTTGGGTAAACGCCGGGCCGAGGAGCTTCTGCATATCTTGGAACGTAGGCTTTACAGCGAAATTCCAAGAGAGCAAGAGATCCCCAAGCACTTGCAACACATGGCGAAACTCGGGTATGATCTTCTTAAGATCTCCAGCTTCCCATATGTCGATAGCGAGGTTAAAAGACTCCGCTATCTGAGTAGTCATCGACTCTATGAGTTGATCGGACTTCTCAGCAACCAGTTCGAAGAACTGAGGTGGATCGAAGGAGTACGAGCCCGAGAGTCCCGAAAAGGACCCACCTGTGTCCATGACAGCAGGTCCACTGAATCGCTTATAGCCACCACCATATTTTGATGTGGTGAAATGGCCAAAGGTTCGGTGGTCGTATCTCCGGTGATCAACATTACCCCAAGCCCGATGATGAGCCATTCCATGGTTTACGTCAGTTATCTGGTGATAACGCGTAGCATGGCGTGCCTCAAACAAATGCGGGACTTCTGCCGGCGGAGGTGCATCTGGATGCACATCCGTGATCGTGAAGTCAGAGCCACTATGGTCAACCATAATGCCTCTGGCTCGCGATCTCGACTGATTAAGTCGCGACGTGGGCCAATGATGGCGAGCTCGCCCTGGGTCGAAAGGCCGAGGGTGAGTGCCTAAGTAGACCATACGAAGAACTCCTGTTCTCGAAGTAGTGTAAGGGGGGCCTAGCTCCCCT